CCAGTACCCCACCGGATCGTTGGTCGCCGTTGCCTGTGCGTGGACGCCGCTGATCCCCCACTTCGCTGCGAGGTAGGCTTCGACGCGGGCGATGTTTGCTGTGGAAAGAGAAGCGTTGAAGAAGATCAGTTCTGCGATGCGCCCGTTCCACCCCCTGTCGTTACCATCGGCAACGGATCGGTTTCCAATTGCTAGTGTGCTTATGCCTGTGGACGATACAGAATCGCCGGTTCCAGTAAGGCCAGCACTAGACGACGCGCCGGAAAGTCTTGGCGTGATCGCTGTGGACACATCAAGCCCGCCGCTCCAAGTGAACGACGATAGGCTCCATGCCCCAAGAGCCACCGACGAGTTCGCGGTGCGTTGCCCGCCGTTGCCGGTGGCGCCAGCGAACGGAGGGTTGTACCGAAGTGCGGCATTCGCGCCATCGAAAAATAGCGTTGAAGCCCCGCGTGTCATTACTCTCCCAAGCGAACCGCCGCCAGCGGCATCGGCCCGCAACACCACAAATACAGTCGCCGCCGTGTAGCCGCTGGATATGGCGGCTTCCATCACATCGTCTGCGCCGTCAAACGACACAACGCTCCTGCCGTTCAGGGCGTTGCTCACAAGGGTGGGTCGCGCCGTGCCGCTCGCCGTCGCATGATTCCCCTGCCCGCTCTTGTCATTCCACTGGCTCACCAGCCCGCCCGACTGCGTGATGCTGGACGCATCGCTCGCATCCCACCACCCCACGCACCCACTGATCTCCGTAGGTGCCGTCACCGGAGTCACCGGCCCAGCGTCGGTGGTGTAGAGCGACTGCGTGTCAGCCGCGTCCAGCCAGAGGGCGAGGCCAGAGATGCTACGCGGGTCGAAGCCCGAGGCACGGGGCCGCAGGAGGCGTTGATTCATTCCCACGAGTCAGTTCCTCGTCTGTTCTTCGACCACCGACCGCACGACTTGATGCAGTTCGCGCTGCCCGTGTGCCAACTCTTGCAGCGTCACGGCCTGCTGGCGCTGCACCTGTCCGATTTCTTTGAGCGTCTCCGATGTCGTGTCCAGGAACTCGACATGGGACCGCACCATCGGCTCGACGACCGTCCCGTGTAGGGCGATCGCGGCCTCGCGGCCAAAGAACATCACGACCGCCAGAATCACGCACGGCACGCCGAACCTGTCGGCGATGCGGAGAAACGTGTCCAGGACGTTCTGCTTGATCTCCTCGGCCGTCACGGTCGCCCCCTCGTCAGGTCTTGAGGAGGACGACGCACGACACCGCCGTGCCGGCGGCTTGGCCGGCGACGAGTTTCAGCGCTCCGACGCCGTAGGCGGCGTCAGGGAGGGCGTAAACGCGGGCCTCGGTGGCCGATTGGGCCAAGGTGATGTCGGCCGCGCTGCCGCTGGCGTCATACAGCCGGCCGAACGTGCCGTCTGTCGTGCCGCTGCACCAGAGTTGAATCGAGGTGGCCGCGGTTGCGCCGGTGCCGAGAAGCACCGCGCCGCCGGCAATGTCGTCCCAGCGAATCGTGGTGGCCGCAGCGGTCGCCGTGGACAGCGTGACGGGGAGAGCCTTGAACTTCCGCCTGATTTTCGGTTCCACTCTGCACCTCCTTGTGCGTTGCGGGCCTCTACGGGCCTCACGGGGCGTGCTACAGGGGCTATACCACCATTGTAGCGGCCTGTAGCCGGCTCATTGCGGCATCGACGGCGACCTGGAGCGCCAGAATGCCGCCCCCGTTGACGATCTCGTCGTCGACGTATTCGTCGGGGATGCCGCGCTCGCTCTCATGGCTCGCCGTCTCGCCGTCCAGGACGCCAAAGCCGGGACGCACCACCCGCCACACGACGCCGCCGCGGGCCTTGATGGCCGCCGCCTCGTTGGGGAACCGGACGTCGGTGAGACAGAAGTTGAACTCTGGGCTGGCTTCGATCTTCTGCATTGTCGCCATGACCCAGATTTCGGGATGGATCATGTTTCGGCCCCAGTCGGTGCCGAGGGTCTGAAGGAGTCTCCGGGGCGAGCAACTGATCCACCCGAGTGCGTTCTCTTTGCGGCTCCTGTCCTGCAACTGCTCAACAGTCAGCCCAGTGATCGCCGACACGGCGTCATAGAGCGGGTCGGCGAACGCCAGCGGCACGAACCGATGCTCCAGGCACAGCCGCGCCGCGACCGTGTTCTTCCCCGCCCCGGCCGCCCCGCAGAGTCCAATGATCACAGCGTCATCTCCTGGCCGTCGAACTTGATCGCCACCCCCAGCGGCTCCGCGAGCCACCGCATACTGACGTTCGCCTCGCGAAGCATGGCCTCGGCCTTGACGATGCTCGACGTCCACCGCTCCGGCGTCGCGGCCCGTGGCTTGACATGGCCGACGACCTCGGTGATCCCCGCGATGATGATCGCCCTGGCACAGTCCATGCAGGCAAACCAGGGGCAGTAGAGCGTCGCCCCCAGCGTCGGCGTGCCGACCCTGGCCGCGTGGTAGATCGCCGACCGCTCCGCGTGCTCGATGTATTCGTACTTCGCCGGCCGCACGAGCCGATCCGGCGCCGCCCACACGCCCGCCGGCACCTTGTTGACGCCGACGCAGACGTAGGCGGCGGCTCGAGGCACCAGGACGGCGCCGTTCTGGGTGTGCTGGTCATGGCTCCCCGCAGCGGCCTCCTGGGCGGCGATGCGAAGCCAGTCTACAGGGGTGGAGTGTGGGAGAGTAGCCATTATTCCACACCCGCAACGTGCATCGACACCAGACCGCCCTCGGGGCGGTAGAGGAACGTCTCCATGCACTGCCTCGCGCCGATGAAGCCACCGGCCGAGTGCCAATCGTCCGGCGGGACGACCGTCGGGGCCGTTCTGACGATCACGCCGTCGAGCGTATCTAGCGGCTTGTTGTGCTCTGCGGCCTGGTGGTGGAGGTGGCCGGTGTGCCACTCGCGGTAGGCGCTCTCGCTCCAGGCCGCAGACTGCTCGAGCGCCATGATCTGGGGCAGCTTCCGCTTGGCTTTGTGGCCGTGGCAGAAGCCCAGCAAGTTCCGCCCGTATGGGGCGTACTGGCGGCCGGTGAACTGCGTTCTCACGTTGACGGACGAAACTCCGCGGTAGCGCTCTAGGAGTATTCGCTGAAACGCCCATGTCAGGACTTCGTCGTGGTTTCCGTTGACGGTGAAGACGTCCGTCGGGACGGTCGCCGCTGACCGCTCGACGATGCCAAGGAGAACGTCGGAGGCGACGTTGATGACCTTCTGGATGCGTCCGTCCCGCTCGAGCGGTGTCCCGCTGGTGGTCGTGCCTGCGGGCGTGTCGAAGTGGAACAGGTCGCCAAGGAAGGCGATCGTGCGGAGGGCCGGCTGGTACTCGTCCCCAGCGTCAAACAGCCGATTCGTTGCCGCCGTCACTCGCGATTCCGCGATGCCCAGGTCATAGTCGGCGCCGCCGGTCGTCTTGCTCCACGCATACGCCCCAAAATGCGTGTCAGAGACGATGAGAACTTGCCAGAGGCCGTCCTTCCGCGTTTTTCTGCTGCGGGCCGCTGGCTTGTGCTGGCGCAGCTTCTTCCCGGCCGCCTTGATCAACCCCTCGACGCACTCAAGCACTCCAGGCCCGGCCTTGGGCTTGAGGCGAACGAAGACGCGATGGAGTTCGATGGTTCCACCACTGCCGTCGCCGCACTCCCACTTGGTGGCCTCGCTCGCCGCGATTTCGTAGCGGGTCATATCCGCTTCGATGTGTCGCAGGAGGTCTTCGACGGTCTTGATGCGGCGGGAGGTGCTCTTTGCCTCCAGCGTGTCGCCGCTCTGCCGCTGCGTGACCTGTTCGGAGTCGGCAGCCGGCGTCTCCGCGGGCAGGGCCGAGATCACCGCGGCCTTCAGCCCCTTTGCAGCCATGCTTCGACTCCTGGGAATCCGATCTTGCAGATGCCACGCTGGACAAGCTGCTTGGAGATCGCCTTGGCGAGCGTGCGGCGCGGCGTCTTGATCGCGCCAGCGAGGAACTGCTGCTTGATTTCGTCCAGTTCCGCCCTGGCCTCGGGGGATACGCTGTCGATCCAGTAGCCGACGCCGTGGTAGGTCTGCGGGAGCAACGAGACGACGGCGTCAAGGAGCCTCGTCGCGGAGACTCCAGAGGACGCGGCTGATGTCTCTGGCGGCTTCGGTAACGTGCTCTTCGCTGGCCGTCGGGAACGAGACATGGAGGCACTCATGCAGGATCGTCTCCAGGCGTGCGCGGCCTTTGAGTCGCGAGTCGATGAGAATCTTCCGCGGCATCTTCGGATTCTTTGCGTCAGGCAGGTACGCCCACCCGGCCGCGTCGCCCCGCAGTCGCGTGAAGCGGAGGAGCCACTTGAGGCCATGAATCGTGAAGTGGTGGTCACCGGGCATTGTAATATGGTGCCATGTAGCCTA